AATATTCTGTGATTCCTACGAGTCCGCTATTGATATGGTTTTGATTGTAATCGTCAATCACCAATATTAGATATTTGGGACCGGTAAAATTGGCTACCGCACTGGCAGTGTTTCCTAGTAAATCTACTAATACAGAAGGAACACGATATCCCATGATCCACCCCAATGTTTGATTGATGGCCAATTGCTGATTGTTATTGGAGGAACAACAAGAAGAAGTATCACAACAAGCAAGAGCACCAGTAGGGTCAAAAAAAGTAAGTAGTGTGGTTTGGTCAATAGTATATGTATTGCCTAGAACGACTGCTGTAGCACCAAACAAATTGATTGTGATTAAACCACTTGCCTGGTTAAACGTAATGGGTGGAACACCTGCAACGGGAGTAATAGATGCATTAGTCAAGGCTAAAGTGAATGCGGTTACAAACGTGGGACCCGTATAATTGCCTGGAGAGATGATAATATTGATGGGAAAAACAGCATTGACGACAGGATCCGTGATGCTAATCCAAAAACAATTGTATCCAGTGTCGATGGAATACCAGGAAAAGGGTATTTGAAAAGAATAGAGAGAAAGGGAAAGGACATTCAATAAAGGTTCAGACAAGTCTAATGTATAATCACTCGATGTTTCATTGGGAGAGGTGGATTGACGATATTGACTATCTAAATTAATGATGCGATTGATGGTGTTTTTCAAATTGGGATTCAACGAGTCTTGTGCCACGGGGACATTGAATGTATTGCCAACACCTAATTGTTGTCGTTTCATGGGCACTTGTTCATTGTCAAATACTTCGATTTTCTGTTTGCGTTCCGTAATTTTGTCTTTTTGCACAGGATCGTTTTGTTGCAAGGCTTCGTTTTCCCACCAATTCATGGATTGCTTTTTTGCTGGAGGATATTCAGCGGGTTCATTGTTATTTTCGTTTTCTAATTCTTCCACATATTCCAATAAATTTTTTTGTATATTCTTGAAAAAATAGATCATCTTCTCATTGTTTTCACTATTGTATCGTATAATGTATTTATTGGTCTTTTCTATAATATTTTCTGAAGTAGGTGTATCAATATCTAATATAGTTAACAATTCAGACAAGGTATAATTATTTACATTCGTATCTATTGGTTTCATTATTATATTAGAGAGAGAGATTTTTTATATTTGTTTCTTCTTGTTTTGTTTCTTCTTTTTCTTTGAGTAAAGGAAAAGATTGGCGAAACAATGTTTGTATTTCTCTCAACAAATCCACCTCTTTACAAATATCGTGTTTTTTTAATTTTTCTGGAAACAATGTAATTCCTTTGCCTCTCTTTAAATGTGTTTTTCCTTTAAATAATATAAAATCGAGAATGTCAAGCAATCGTGGATTTTCTGTTTCAAGAATTCTGCGATCAATACGGAAAGAGCCCTTGTAAACATAACGATTATAATTGGTATCATCATATACTTTGTAATATCTGCCTGTTTCATAAGTATTGCGGATATAACCAATACCGAGAATTTTGTTGGTTGAATTGTTCATTTCAATGATGAAAAGAGGGTCATTGATAGCCAATTTGCAAGTTAAAGGGGCGGGTGAACAATACATGCATGGAATTTGATTTCTTTCTCGATAATTAGAACTTTGAAGCCATGTTTCATTATTGTATCGTGTAGTTCCAATCATTTGTTTAGGGGGGAGTTTTTGCTTAGAATATGGGTAATTTGGAGATTAATGAAAATATAAAGATGATTTCAATTTTTATTTTATATTCATACATAAAAATTGCAGTATGGATTTTTTTGAAAAAATTCGGGAAGATGATTCATTTGATGTTGATACTGATGCTGATCAAGAGACCGAAGAAGTAGACGAAAAAGAGGAAAAACAGGAATTAAACGAGGATTTTGGAGAGAAATACTATGCGGAAGCAGAAACAGATATAGATACAAATGCGGATATAAATGCAGAGGAAGATACAAATGTAGAAGAACAAGCAAAGGAAGATACATACCAAAATATTGCAGATGAAATAACCATGGTAGAAACTACTGCAGTAACAAACTCAACTATTGTCAATACTCTTTTTGGATTCATAATTACCCGTCATGTCAACTCCGAATCTACAAATCGATATTGGAATCAAAATGTCAAATTATTGCGTTCTTTTTATCCTTACGCAAAAATAGTGATTATTGATGACAATAGCAATTCTCGGTTTGTAAAGGCTGATTTCAATTACAAAAATGTGCAAATTGTTCAATCGGAGTATCCAGGAAGAGGAGAACTTTTGCCCTATATTTATTATGCAAGGAACAAATGGTTTGAAAGAGCCGTCATTATACACGATTCCGTTTTTATTCACAAACGAATTCCTTTTGGTGCAATCAAAGCACCTGTGATTCCTATTTGGCATTTTAAATCGGACAAATTGCATTATGATGCTGCAGTCAAAATCGCCAGAAAATTGAATTATAGTGATATGCTCATTCGAAATCTCTCTCGAAAACGATGGAATGGATGTTTTGGAGTGCAAAGTGTTGTCAAACATACTTTTGCAGAACATATTGTGAACAAATACAATTTGGATAATGCAATCAGTGTGGTGAAATGCAGAGATGATCGATGTGCATTGGAACGCATATTTGGAATCATTTTCTGCTTGGAATGCCCTGGATTATATGAAAGAGCATCCTTGTTTGGAACTATTTTTGCGTATAGTTTTGGATACAATTATGATGAATATTATGAGAAATTAACGAAAGAGAGAAAAACAATTAAACCCATTGTGAAAGTATGGACGGGACGATAAAGAGTTTACCTTTCAACAAGAAACACCTTTGTAAATTGAAAAGGATGAAAAACAGCACCCCATGCTCTTTCAAAATAATGACCTACTTCGGGATTTGAATGTAAAGATAATCCATATAATAATCTTTGATATCTTGAAATATCATGTTGTATTATATCGTTTTTATGAATAGAAAAAATACCACATTCTGTGAAAATATGGACACATAAATTTCCAAAATGATATGTGTACCATGTTTTGAAAGGTCGTAAAATACTTGGTTTTAATTGAGATTCGTTGTTTATTATTTTATTTTGAGGATCAGATGCTTGATACTTTTCAATATGAAAATTTTTGAATTCTTGTAAAATATTTTTGCTATATTTTCCTATAAAAATAGCACACTTATAATTATTCTTTTTTATTTTATTTAAGATATCAATTGCTTTGTTTTTTTTATAGGGTAACTGAATAGAACCTGGAAAAAATATATTGATATCTGCTAAATTGTCAAAATTATGAACTATATGATATAAATATGTATGATCACATCTTCCAACATTTTTTACATTTATTATTTTTTTCACATTTGCTTTTTCAAAATTTTCATTAGGTCCTTTATTGTATACAATATATTGATATTCATTAAATGGACTTTCTAATGTCCAATGTAAATCTTCATTGTATCTAGCTATTATAATATCAACATTGGATACGGACATTTATAGAAATAAATATATAAAATAAATATATAAAAAATACATTATCTATCCGTTTTGGCCATTTTTAAATGGCGATTGTAAAATATAATTTATGGTTTAGAAGATAATGAAACTTCATTATACACACACGAAAATGTTTCAAAATCAATATTTTTTTCATCTAAAATATTTTTTAATTTAATAAATAAATATCTCTTATCATTTATCATTTTATCAAAATCTATAAATATTGTATTTATATTATATTTAGTGCTAATAAATATATAATTTGTTAATATATCTTTATAAAAAATTATTTGAGATAATTCATCTTTCGCATTCCATAATCCTCCTTCTTGTTTATCGTGTTTTACACGGGATTTTGCTGACATTTTTAAATCACGAATGGGTATTATAATATTTTTTATTTTTATTGATGTATCTTTTACGATATATTCTATATTTACCATAAAATTTGGGTTTTTTAATATATAATAATCTTCTTTATAATTTCTTTCCATACCAGAATTACAATTAGATGCAATAGTTGATTTATAATTTATTCTATTGTATCCTGTATTAAAATCTAAAAAACTAAATAATTTAATTAAAAAAGTCGTTCCACAACGTCCAGTTCCAGTAATTAGAATTTTTTCCATATATTTGTAAAAATATAAAATTTTTAAAAATTTAATATTGAATGAACCGATCAATTATAATAAAATAATAAAATATTATATATGTGAAATTATCAACAATAGTATATCATATATAGATGTAATATATTCAAATATAGATACGGACATTTATAGAAATAAATATATAAATATATAAATATATAAAATAAATATACAAAAATGCATTATCTATCCGTTTTGGCCATTTTTAAAAATGAAACCATGAATTTAAAAGTATGGATAGAACATTATCTATGGCAAGGAGTAAGACATTTCTATTTGATTGACAATGGAAGCGATGATAATCCTTTATCCATATTGCAAGAATATATAGAGAAAGGAGTTGTATCTTATTTTTATTTACCAGAAAAACACAAACAAATACATCATTATCAAAGTGTATTTAAAAATGCTGATCTTAAAAACAATACATATTGGCTAATAGTTTGTGATTTGGATGAATTTTTCTATGGTGTAGATAAAAAATTATCCAAGAAGTTAAAAAATTTGGAAAATCATTTTGATTATGTGCTTTGTAATTGGTTGATGTTTGGAAGTGACGGATTAGAACAACATCCAGAAGATATACGAACTGCGATAGTTCATCGAAAAGAAGAAATGTGGGAAGAAACAAAATATATATTTAAAACATCTCTTATTAATAATGTTAATCAAATACATATACATTATTTAAAAAATATTCCTTATATTGATAAAAATCGCATTCGTATAGCCAATCAGTTAATACGATTGAATCATTATCCAATTCAATCGTTGGAATTTTTTAAAAAAGTGAAAATGACCAGAGGTGATGTATCTAATATAGAGGTAGAGAATATTAGAGATATGAATTATTTTAATAAATACAATGAAAATACTCATTTTGTAGATGAAACATTAAAAAATTTAATTTTGAATGAACCTATAAATTATAATTAAAAATAAAATATAGACTATTTAGAACTTTTTTGATAATGTCTTGATGTAAGTATTTTATTTACTCTTCCCTAATTATACGCTCAATTGAGTGTATAATCAGGGATATTCTAAAAATATTGTATCTTATTATTACACCTTTTTTACATTTCAAAAGCTGATTATTTTAAAAAATTTCTAAAAGAAATATGTTTATTTAAGTCTTTTACAGGATGATATAAAATATTTATATTTATTTTTTCTCCTTTAAAATTATGTCTGTAATATATCTTATTAAATTCAATAGGATTATTGTATTTTAAATTATTTTTAATAGCAAGTGTTGGAAATAATGCTTCTAAAAAAAACAATGTCTTATTTTTATAAGCATAATCATATATACAATTCATCATTTTTTTTGAAAAACGAACGCAACACATCATACCATTATAATAAGGTGGTGAGTATTGTTGTATATTTATTGATTTCCAATGCCATGTTTCTTTATTTCCATCACTATTTATTCCAAAGCTATTAGATAATAAATCATCATTGATATATTGATTATCTATTTTTATAATAGTATCTTCATTATAAAATAATACATCATCTTCCATATACCAAATAAAATCGTAATTTTTTTCTTCAATACCAAAATAATATAATGCTTTATCCCAACCACTTATTAATTTATTTAGAATAAAATTTGTATTTATATAACCATTTAATTTACATTTCTCATTTTCTACTTTTACAAATGTTATATTATAATAATTATTTATAAAAGTAGACAAGTCAAAATTATTATCATCCACAATAATAAATATTTTATATTTATTAAATAAATTTAAAAAATCACACCACATTTTATTTGGTTGAAAAGTTATGAGACAAATAACATTCATATATTATTTATATAGATAATATATGATATTTATAATATTTGAATATATTATATAAAATGTCACTCATTGAATTAATTAATAATGATAGAACAGATAAAAATACTATTCATTCATATTTAGATATTTATGAAAAATTATTAGAAAGTAAAAAAGAAACTGCAAATAAAATATTAGAAATAGGAATTTCTCAAGGAGGAAGTATAAAATTATGGCATGATTACTTTAAAAATGCAACTATTTATGGATTGGATATTATTAAAATAAAAGATATTTGGAAAGAAATTAAAAACAATAAAAGAATAATTTTAGGTTGTTTTGATGCATATAATAGTTATTTTGTTAATAATCAATTTGTAAATAAAAATTTGAAATTTGATGTTTTAATTGATGATGGACCACATTCATTGGAAAGTATGATTTTTTTTATTGAAAATTATTTACAACTATTGGAACCTGATGGTATTTTCATTATTGAAGATGTTCAATCTATGGATTGGGTTGAAGATTTAAAAAAAATTGTTCCAAATGAATTCAAAGAATTTATTGAAATTTATGATCTAAGAGAAAATAAAAATAGATATGATGACATTTTATTTGTTATCAATAAAAATAAAAATAAAAATAAATAATTTAATAAATATGTTTATAAACAAAAATTTTCTATAAAATCCATTCTTTCATCTTTTTTTCCATGCATTTGTATCTCTCATGATCTACCAATTTTCTCAATTGTTTCCATGCCATCCATTCCTTTCTCTCGAATGTATAGTATGAACTCGCATTCAAGACATTCAACAAACTCGACTGATTGCCAGACAGAATACTTATATTTCTCTCTTTTATACTATTTGATACTTTCAAAAAGGAATCATCCGAATGCATATTCCAATAGATTATTTTTATAGGAGTTATGCTTTCTCTTATAGTTAATGCAGATGATGGAGAGAAAACAACCAAGGTCCAGGTGGCTTTTTCATCGTGTGTCATGTGGCAATCCGTCATGACACTTGTTATTTTATTCAGAGCATACGATAAATTCGGTGTCAATCCCCAGTCTTTCTCTCTATCTTGTATAATCACTTTTACCCTATCTGTAAAATCCTTACAATGATCTAGATTGTGCCACGTTGCTATGGAACTATATGTCATGACTCGTCTACCTGGAGTCGATTTTTCTGCCAAGTAAATGGCCATTCCAATCGCTTCATACAATTTTTCTCTCGGTAAACTAGTATCTATCAAAGGAAGTATTGGATTGCTGAAATCTTCCAGAAAGAAAGTGTGGTCTTTCCATTGCGAATTCAACAACATTTTCAAATAAGAAAAGATTTGGTTTTCATTGTTTGCCTGGGTTTCTTGGGTTTGGATTGCTTGGTTTTGTTCCTCTTCCAGCAGATAGATAGCACGTTCCACAAAAGAAGACATGGAAATATGTTTTCCTTTCATAAACGTTTTATTGAATTCGTTTTCCAAAATCTCTTTTTTCAAATAATTCGCACAGAGTCTTCTCTCGATACTTGCAGATTCATTGAAATTCAACAAAGTTTTGGATTGTTTCATTAATGTAATAGAAGTCGTCTTGGTATGATCGATCGTATCCCACTCGTAATTACACATTTTGATTTGAATCGTATCCAATTCAGCATTGAGTCGAGAGAGCAACCGGCGATACTGCATGTTTGCCTTTTTCTCACTGCAATTTGGATAATAATCTTTTGCCAAATAATGAAAAACCCATCCAAATCTCTTGGATTTTTCTCTCGGAACCCATTTGGCAGCCAAGGACAATTTGTTTGTGGGTGCATATTCATCCAGTTTGAGTTGCTTGTTCAAGAGAGAAAAAGCGTATTGAATCAAATCCATGTTTTTGCGCACATTGTCTTCCAAGCAGTAATCGCAAAAATATTTCATGTCCTTCCAAGATCCAAAGGGTTGTGATAGGTAAGGTTCTGGAGAGAGAACAAAACATTCCAAGGCATATTTCGCCAAGCCGGGAAAAAAATCATTCCATACGACAATCATCATATAAGCCAAGGTATATTCTCCTTTGCCTGCAACTAGATCGCGAGTATATGCCGTCATTTTGTATAAAACAATCATACATTCTGTATATTCTCCCACACTGATTTCACCTGTTTCTACATTCTCTTGCAATCCATTCAATATGTCTCTCAAAAGAGTAGATAGAGAGAAAAGAGTGTCTTGGTTGTCAGTGCGGACAAGCAGATAATTCAATTGGAGTATCTTTTCTCTCCATGAAATAGGATGGGAATGTATTTCAGGTAATGAAGCATGATTTTTTGTTGTCATTATTTGAAATGTCGAGAGAAAGGTTTAAATGGTTTTGATTCTATTTGATCATTGTTTCTATTCGTTTTCTTGTCTTGTGTGGTTGGCCCGATTTATGCAATACCACTTTTTTGGTAGTAGAATGGACGTTTTCATAAAAAAGAAAAATCAAGTCATTGAGATCCTGTAAAATATGAATGGTTTGCCAGAAGGATAGAAGGCAAGGGTATATGAG